CCCAGCCTGCCCTAGCTCAAGCACCATCGACTGAGAACAAGAAGCAAACAATGTGGGACTACTTGTTCACTAACCCAGGTTCAGCGTTCTGCAACGTCAATGAACCTCGGTCCAAGACAGGTGGAGGTAAAGGCCCCGACTTCAGATTCAAGAACGTCGGCAACCCCTTTCTCTCGGAAGGCTTGTGGGCTGACTCGGTACCAACACTGTTCAATACTGCGGAAGGCATCGTGCAGTTCGCTACAAAGATGGAAGCCATCGCAGAATTACGACAGAGGATGGGCCATTAGTGAGTGACGCGCCGGTACTTCTGGAGCGATCCGATATTGAGCAAAGCGTCCTCTCCCTGCGTTCTGCCAATAAAGAAATCGATGAAACTCCGAAAGTGCCGGCGCGTTCTTTTAACCTGATCGATCCGACGAGCACAGCAGTCTCTTCATGGATCGATTACGCCACCAACCCTGAGGCCCGCTGGCTCACTGGATTCCATCGACTCGATGTAATGACCAGGGGCCTCGGGCGAGGTGAACTTGCATTGTTCATGGGGAGATCCCACATGGGAAAATCGCAGGTTGTATTCAACGCCTGCATCCACTCTCTTTTAAACGTGGAGGACGTTCGCATCATTCTGTTTAGCCCAGATGAGCCTCGCGAACTGATCGTCGCAAAGTTCTACTCGCTCATGTTTGGGCTCAACTCGATTGAGGTAGAGAAACGAATGCGTGAAGGTGACCCTGCTCTCGTTGCTCACCTGACCGAACTAGCAGAGCCAGGGAACTACCTCGACAAACTCTTGATCTATGACGGTTCGCCGTCGTTTCAAACGATGCATGATGTCGTCGTCGAAGCGGAAGACTACTGGCAGATGCCAGCGACGCTAACGGTCTGCGACTACCTCGAACTCTTCGGTGGCGCAGGCGCAGCTGACTCTCAAGGGGTGATCGCTAAAGCGCAGGGCATGAAAATATTTGCTAAAGAGGCAGACATCCCTGTCGTACTCATCCACCAGCAGGGGAGATCGGGAACTGTCGGCGAATCCGCTGGCCTGTACTCCTCGCGTTTCGGTGGAGAACAAGAAGCTATCTTCGCTTACGAGGTGTACCGTCAGCGGGACCGTTCGGACTTGAGCGCAGCCGAACGTCGCTTTCATGAGAACTCGATCAACATCAACCTTGTGAAGAACAAGCGCGGCAACCTCCGAGGCGACCTCACCTACTATTTGGATCCTGAGTCTGGTCAGATCAGGGAGTACACCACAGATCTAGTCCCCGAAGCCGATGACTTCTGAACTCGTTCAAAACTTTGCCGACCTCCATCAGGGAGGCGCAGTAGCTGACGCTGGCGATGAGTTTCGTCCACGTAAAGACCCTGATGGGAAACCAACTGCCCACGAAGGGCCAGCATATCTCGCTGCGATAGACGACCACCTATACGGGGATGAACCCCTCGGTGTGTACCCATTGATGCCCACCACTCCCCCCACCGTATGGTGGGGTGCAGTTGATTGGGACCTAGATAAAGATCGGGACTACCCCGAACACTCACTCATACATGCAGCGAACGTAACGAACGTCCTCGACATGTATGGAGTTACCTCTTTCACTGAGATCTCTCGCAGCAAAGGTGTCCACCTGTGGGTGTACGCCAAAGAACCAGTCTCAGCGAAGACAATGCGGAACGCAATGATGGCTGCGTGCTCGGTGGTCAAGGCCCCAGTCGTTGAGGTCTATCCGAAACAGATAGCGCTATCTGGGAAAGGGTTCGGGAACGGCATCCGTTTGCCCTACCCCAGGGTTGGGTTCCATGGGAAGCAAGTAGTGCGTCGAGGATCTTGGACCCTTAGCGTCGATGAGTTCGTTAAAGAAGCGACAGCCCACCGCTACCCAGCGCCAGTCTTCGAGGAACTCGAAGATCTTGCCCCCAAGGTGGTGACCCCGTCACCGATACCTACCCGCCGTTTGTCGTGGGCGAAACGTCGACGAGTGGGTTCAGTCAGTCAAGAAATATTGGACCGTGGACCAGCCATGATTAACGGCAAAGTGGATCGTTCAAAATCGATGTTCACTCTCGCTGTGGGACTACTTGGCGCTGGATGGCCGCACGATGAGGTGATCCGAACTTTGTCTGACTGGGATGCACGCTTCGCTCGAAAGTTCTCTGACCGGCCCGACGCCGATCAGCGTTACGCTGAGATGGTCGCTGCTGCTGACCGTCGTTACCGAGCCGACCAAGGAGTTCTCCATGGAACCTGAGGGATACTTTTGTCATGTCGATTCTCGACCTAAGCCGAAAGAGCGGCCAAGGATGTCGAGAAGGCGAACCTATACACCAGCGACGACGATCTTGGCAGAGCAGTGTGTGCGTCAAGCATGGCACAATGCCGGCCACCCAATGCTTGATGTGCCTGTCGATGTGACTGTCATCTACGACAGGAACGGTTCCTCGATCTGGGTGAAAGAGATCGAGCATCCAACCTCTCATTGGGGAGGGGATCTAGATAACCTCGTAAAGCTGACGCTCGACGGGTTACAGCAAGGTGCAATATTCGACGGGAGCATCAGTGGTGCGTTCACGAACGACAAACTGGTGAAAAGTATCAACGCATTCAAGTTGTGAGCGACTTCAGTAGTCGACCGCTGGTTGAAAGGTATAACGGCGACTGGGCAGCCGAGGCTGAAGGGCACTTCATGCGTTTACATGGGGGACTGGCCTCACCTCCTCTCCGCTTCGGCCTCGACCGGCCCTCACTGGACTGGGGCGTACAGAATCTCCCGAAGTTCGTACGGAACTCTCCCGACTATCTGCTGCCGAAAGCGTTCGTCGAAGTGCAAGGGTTTGGCAGAAAGGGGATTCTCTTCAAGATAGGGAAACTCGTAGAGCTCTCAAAATGGAACGACCACTACCCTGTCTGGTTTTGGCTGTGGTCAAGAGTTAAGGAAGAGGGGCTTTGGATGCCTCTGGATTCGGCATGGGAACTTTGGGATAGACAAGAAGGACGCATCGAGAGACTAGACACGTATAACGCCACTTCAAGGGGGAAAGCAGCATTGAGGGTTACCTCAACGAAACTCCCTTGGGGTGTTTACGATGCCCCTATCTGAACCAAGACGTAAGCGTGTGTCGCCGCGTGACCCAAGTCAAGAATGGTGGATCCCTCAGGCGCCAGCGAAAGAAGCCGAAGACTCGAGTCGTTCTGTCGCAATGCAAAACTTTTATGAGGTTTGCAAGACCTGCATCGAAGACGAAATTGACCAGGACGTATTTGATTGCATCCTGATCGCTAACCTTTCGCTGCGTGTCGCTGCCGCCTTTACAGGGATCCCCAAGACAACCCTGGCCCGCAGAAGAGATCTCCTTCGGGACCGAATTGGGGAAACAGTCCGAAACGACAGTGGCTTATGGACAGACCTACTGGTCACAAGCAGCATCAATGAATGACATGAAGGTGTGTAACCAGCCGGCCACAAAACTTCCCCCGTTCGAGTCCCCCTCCTTGGCTTCCTCCCAAGCACACAGCAGGTCAGCGAGTTCATGATGGGAGAACATGAGCAACACCCCCAGGGACTCGTCGGCACCTTGGAACGGTGTCACCCACTTGGCGTGGATCCCGTCAGCAGAATCGAACAGAGGCATAGAGATCTCAACGTCGCCAGCGATCTCCTCAGCGACAGATTTACCCTCTATCTCTAACCATTCTTCGAAGCGGGCATTGAAGTCCATTGCACTATTTGTTGAGCCGCGCCTTGGCGAGGGTCTTAACAGCAGCGATGCCAGCAGCAAGCACTGCAGCCCCCGCTGCTTTCCATGTGGAGATATCGGTGACAACCATCACCGCTAAACCTGCTTCAACAGCAGTCCACACAGAACGCTCAACCCAGTCAGTCCAGTCGAACGCTGTCTTCTCGTTGTTGGTCATTTTCGTTTCCGTTTCTTTGCATTGTCGTATGCGATGGCGGCAGCCTGCTTTCGGTCGTAGCCCTCGCCAATGAGCTTGCCGATGTTACGTCCGATGGTTTTACGCCCTCTGCCAGATTCGAGTGGCACTATTTGCCGAACGGCCTGCCCCCGAAGGCGGCGTTGCCGAGTTTTGTTTTACGAAGGAACGCTGCAGCGCGTTTGGCTTTCTGGCCTATCGCTTGCATGTTGTCCACCGAGGACGAATCTTTGTACTGTTTGCTATCGTTAGCCACTGTTGGCTCCTAACTATTGAATAAATAGGGCATGAAAAGTTCTCGTATCGACAACACCGTCAGGCTTCAACCAGCCACACGCCGATTGGAACGACTTGACAGCGGCCTCAAATAAAGGCCCCGCCCCTCCATCGGCGACCCCAGGGTCATGCCCACGTTCCTTGAGACGCACCTGTACGACACGAACAATTTCCCCCCTGCTTCGCCGCCGGCGACTCAACGGGGCTTTACGAATCTCTTCTAAATAGCGGTCGTTGAAACTGCGTCGCTTGAAGTGCGCCATATCAACAACTGCCCAATCGAATGAACTTTCGGTGCCAGATGGCATACCCTCAGATAACCAGTTGATCAGGTATGACCCAGGGCACGATGTGGTCCCCAAATTTTTGTGAGGCTTCACCCACAGTGAATCCAAATACCTGTCTTGCACATCCTCGATGACTCTCTTTAAGGAGTGCAGTGCTGCCTCAGGAACAATCCCAGAACCCCAGCCTGTGTACATCACACTCTCTGTCCGCGAGTTCCATCCTTTGGTAGCTGCTGAGACAGCACCTGCACCCCGCCCCTCGAGGACTTCGCCCGATTCAGTGACCATCCAGTTGTAGGCGATGCCTGCCCATCGTTTGGATAGGTGATACGCCTCGAATGCTCTAGCAGCGTCGTGTCCTGTGGGGCCGGTTTTCACCCCGCTGTGATGCCAAAC